AGTTCTATACTCTCCATCTTGGGCATTTGTAGGATTGCCTAAAGTTCTATTAGCAGCTATAGCAACTTTACCATTACCCTCTTTCCAATCCCACGCAATTGTTGCAGCATCTACTAGAGTCTTAGGCGTGGATGAGCCAGCAGAACGTACCCACCCAGTTCCACTATACGTAAACATACAACTATACGTAGTGTTCCAGTAAAGTGCACCAATCTGTAATGCATTACCATCGTTGTCAGTAGCAGGATCAGCTGCTTTTGCTCCTAGGTACCTATCATCGAAATTATCGTATACAGTTTCAGCAGCAGTTTGTGCAGCTTGGGCAGCATTCTTTGCAGTTACAGAAGCATCCCTAGCAGCCTCAGATGCGGTCTTTGCAGTAATTGAGGAATCGCGTGCAGCCTCAGAAGCACCTTGAGCAACTAATGCAGCATCTCTGTAGCCTAATGCTGCTGCTGCTGCATCAGTTGCGACAACAGCAGCAGAGTCAGCAGAAGCCATTTCAGTATTACCAACTACTTCTACGATATCATCTTTATCACAAGCATCTAATAGAGTGAAAGAAGAACTAGAAGTCTCAGTAACTCTGCTTGATTGTTTCTTAACGCCATTCACAAAAACACTCAATGCACCGCCATTAGTATGGTAAGTGAATTGAGTGAGATTAAATAGAGTCTGCCCTTCAGTCGCAGTAAATGTTTCTGATTTTACTTGAGAGTTAGGATCAGCAACAGGAACGTTAGTTGAGCCAGGAGTCCAAATACTTGCAGCCATTACACGCCCTCCGCTTCAATGTTAGAGGATTTAATAAATGCATATTGCTCAGCACAAAGTTTGTTGTAGAGCGTAGCTTGCTCATCTTGTCCAATACCTTTATAAACAACAGCAGCCGCTTCATACACAATTGCAAACGGATGATCCAGAGCAATCCAAGAATTGTAAGTTGCTTCGTTAACGTCAGGATTAATATAGCAACCGAAAAGAATATATTGTAATTGAGTAGAGGATTTGATCTGAATCACTTCCCCTGCTGCATAACAGATATCTTGTTTCTGATATCCGTAACGATCTAGAAATTGCGCAGGAGTAATGATAGAAAGAGTATCACCAGGAGTACCAGCAGCATCGCATTTGCGAATATATTTCAATGCCCTATAGCGAGGGAATATAGTGCGGTACTCTAGTGATTGCACATAATCAGCAGTACTAAAAGATACTCCAGTTTCCAGAATATCTTTGTAGAAAAAATCTTGTTGATGGGCCTTAAGAGTAGCAGCCCGTACAGCAAGTTTGGTCTCATTCACCAAATCAGGGCGATTGGTAATTGTGTATACATCAGCACAAAGTTCTGTAAAGGTTGCCATCTCTTAAGACCTCAGTTGAGTTATAGATTAATTATTTGGCGCCAACTTTGATGTTAAGCTTAGCAGCGCCAGAAGTAGAATCAGCACCAGCTTCGCTAGCAGTAGTATCAGTCGTAGTCATAATACCAGCTTTGGAACTAGACTGATCTGTATTGCCAAAGTTAGTACCTGCACGGGCAGCCTGTTGAGCAATGTACTCTGCAATCGCTTTACGCTTGATAACTTCCAACGGATCGAGTTGCTCAGCATCAACCTCAGCTTCTTTCGAATCAATATAAATATGAGGATGTCCAGCTTTAATTTCTTTATTCAATTCAGCAATCTTATATTCGTCAGCCGTAGCATAACGACCAGAGATAAAATCAGCACGAGACCCGTCAGAAAAGAAATACTGGCAAGAAGGAATACGGCACTTGAAAAGGGAAAGAGTAGCCATGGTAAATCTCCAAGTTTTGATTGATAAATCAGATGTGATAAAAGGAGACTGAGAACTTAATCCCAGTCTCCATAGGTTAGAAATTAACCTTGTGCAGCAGCGGTGAAGTTATTAAGAACAGCATTAGCAGGCGGGTTCTTAATAACGCAGGTGAGTTCGGTAGTAAGAGTACCACCAACAGCATCCATACCGTTATCAGGAACATCACCATTAATACCGAACTCTTCGTTCTTGGTCTTACGATCACCCAGATAAGCAACCTTAAAGCTGGAGAGATCAACAGCAACAGCCATCTTGCTCCAAGAAGCGTTAGTATTAAACAGCGGATGCTCGATCAAACGGAAAGTGCCCCGAGCAGTCTTGAAGGTAGAGAATTGCAGACCGTAGTTAGTCTGACCATCAACGAGTTGATAAGTACCATTCTTCATACCAATGCCGTTAAGCACTCGCTTAGCAACACCGCCACAGAACAGAACACGCTCATTAGCAACCTTAGGATCAGTGCTTTGATTGAAGCAAGGATCAAGAGCAGCTTCAAGCTGAGTATAGTTAGTAGTAGCACCAAGCGTAGTAACGTTGGCAGTAGAGTAAGAAGAAGGATAGTAAGTCAGATTACCGACGATGGAAATAAGACCATCCATAGTACGGAACGGCTGACCGTTACGAGTTCCAGTAGATTTCTGACCAAAGAACAAAGCAGTTTCAATGGCAGTAGCGTGATAACCAGCACACTCTTGACGAGATTCAGCAACGTTACCATCGCCAGCAATCATCTGAGTAGCGCGAGTAGAATCAGAAATCAACCAGGAGTTACGGAAGATTTGCGTATAGTTGGAAATACGAACAGGCTGAGTTTGCAGGGCAGTTGGACGGTTAGATGCTTCTTCGTAAGCATTACCAACAAGATACAGTTTGGTAGCATTAGAAATAGCAGCAGCTGCAACAGTGCCAACACCGCGAGAAACTACAATGTGAGTTGCATCGGTAACAGAGTTAACAATGACGTTTTCACCAGTTTCATCAGCACGGAAGATTTGACCTGGCAGAATGTTAGTAGTGGAAGCAACAGTGAAAGTAGTTGCAGCACCATCAGCAACAGCAGCACCAAGAGTCATTTCAGGGAACAACATAGTCTTGGTGAAGAAACCGTGTTCAATAGCAACAGCAGTTTCAGAGTCCAGCATAGAAGTCATACCAAACAGAGGAGCAGAACCATTAGGCATGAGACGAGTAATCATACCAGCAAAGCTAAGTGCGGCGTGATTAGTAGTGAATTGCGAAGTATTAAAAATACCGGTAGACATAAGATGTTATCTCCAAATTAATTAGGATTGCAAATTAAAGAAAGCTAGTCCAATCAGTCGTGCCTTTACCTTGGTCCTTTTGCTGAGCAAGCTTTTCAGCTTCCAGTTTAGGAGCATTAACAGCGCCAGCAAATTGTTCAAGATAATCTTTGGCCATCTTAGAAATCTCGGTACTAGAGGCATTCGGATGCTTCATAGTAAATTGAGATTCAAGTGCGCCGAGAATAGGTGCAGCAGCCGGGTGAGATAGAGCAGGGTTTTCACTACGGAGGTTTTCAGAAACTTGGAGTTTCTTTACGTGCGACGGAATAGAAGATTCAAAACGTTCCTGAGCTTTAGCAAGAGCTTGCTCAACAATCTTAGTAGAAGCAAAAGCAGATTGTGCATATACTCCTTGAGCAACAGCATTCATAGCTTGTGCAAAAGCTTGTTGTGCAGCTTCTCCACCTTGAGCAATTGCTTGCATATGTTCAGGAGTAATCATCTTGCTGAAATCAGTTTTACGAGCTGCTTCAGCAAGAGCTTTAGGATCAACACTAATAATCGGCTGATTATCAGGATTAGGATTCTTAGGATCAACTTCTACAGGTTTCCAGAGATCAGAGAAGTTATCCATAGGATTAGTAGGAGGAGTAGGCTCAGTAGGAGTAGTTGGAGCCGGAGGATTTCCTGCAGGTACAGTAGGATTAGTAGGATTAGGCTGAGTAACATTCGTAGGAATATTACCAGGAGTAGGTTGTGCAGGAGCAGTATTTGCGTTTGCACCACCAAACAAAGTAGAGAAAATACTCATAATTCTATAACTCCAAGTTTTGATTGTTAAGACAGGGTTGATTCAAGCTCTAGAAGATACTTGAGAATGCCGATTTTTCCATGGAGTTCGGCCTCCGTTTGAATGAATTGTTGAGGATTGTTAGGATCAAAAGTAAGTGCAAGTTTCTCCTCTGCTGAAGCTGCAATCAAATTTTGAATAACAGCTTTTTGTTGAAGATTAAAAATAGAACCTGCTTTGATTTCTTCAGGGCTAAGAATATAAGATAGGAAGCTAGATTGAGTAGAAGGGATCATAGTTGTAATACTCCAATTAATTGATTGATACGCTCAACGTGCTATTTCCCGCCTAAGGCGTGTGGGAGCCTAATTCGGGCCTTACGGCGATCTGCTCATGCAAGGCACGCTTCGCTCTACGGCCTTGTCATTTCGCATCTCTTCCCGAATTTTCATAGGCTCACCCCACGGCGGTAAAAGGCCCGTCTCGCTTCTATTGCATAGCTCTATTATCAGTAATGTTGTTAGTAATATTATTCACATTATTCTTAGCTACCTGAGGCTGAGTTCCTGCATTAGCTTGTAGGCCACTAGGCTGATATCCGAATTGCTGCGGAGTAGGTTGCGGCGGATAATTCGTAACTCCTGCTTTAGCCATTTCCAGCGTAGTTTCTTTCCAAGTTTGCAATGCTTGCTCGTAAGCAAGTTGCTCTGCTGATTTCTCAAACTCAGTAATATGAGCACCGCGAGTTTTCATAAGATACGAGAACAGTGGGCCGATGTTATATTGAGAGTTAATTTGAGGAGAAGAGCCAATCATTTGCAATGCAACTTGCAGAGTATCTCCATCTATTAGTTTATCAGTAGGAGTCAGGCCATCAGATACTTTGAATTCCACAACTGATTTGCGCAGTTGCACCGGATCAATCTTAACAGTATCTTGCATCTGCCGATTATAGAGAGCCGTGCCTCCTTGGTATTGCAGAATATTAAGCTTCAGAATTTCTTTAAGAGGAGTAAATACTTGTGCTTCATATACCATTGCAGTCAATTGATCCCGACCATTGGCATTACCCATAACAGTCTGGAACTCATCACGAGTCTTATTACCCTTTACAAATTGACCTTGCTTTGCAGGATTCTGACCAGATACTTTATCTGCCATTCGCAGAACTTGCTCTGACTCTTGCATCAGAGTAGAAGATTGATCGTCCCTGAAAGGAATAGGGAAATAAGAATCTCCTACAGGTTTGCCGTATGCAGATGGGCGAACAGGAATCTTAGCTGCAGGATTCTCATTATTAATCTGCTCACTTGCAATACGAGACGGATCATAAATACCGCGATCAGAGATAGCACGGCGACGAGCAGCAATTACAGAGTTCCACATTGCAGAAGTAATATCCTGGAATGGCAATGCATTCTCTGCAAGAGACTTAGTTTGATACCCTAGTCCATCATCAAGAGGCTGACCAAATAGCATAGGAATATATCCATGTGCATTAGTCTGGCGCTCTGCATAAATAAGAACTGAGCCATTGACCACAATAAATTTCCAGATTTGCGGAGTATTAGCAGCAGGAACTTTTAGTCCGAAATCAGAAGGCAAAATGCGGCCATATAGAGTAGTTACCTCATACATATCCTTGTATGCAATCTTAGGATCAGCATTAGCTAGTCCAGCCCAAGCACTCCAATTGAATACTCCGTACTTAGACTTATCAATAGAAGCTTTAGGATTGAGAGTAGGAATGTAATAGGTTTCAAATCCAGATGAGCCAAGTCCAGATTCAAATGCAGCTTTTACATTATCTACCATCTTATCAGGCAGAGATGCAATAAAAGATTTCAATCGAATACGAGACATCATCTCAGTGTAACCTGCAAATTCTCCATGAGTGTGCATGAATGCAGGATTAACACGAGTATCGAAAATCAGATTGTAAGGATCATGGCGCCGTAGTCTGTTACCAGACCAGATAACTTCTCGTGGCTTACCTTGCGTCGGAGAGAAAGTAAGATCAGTATCAAGAGCAGCAGTTACTTGCTCATGCCAATCTGCTTCTATACAAGATAGGTTATGCTTAAAACCATCACGGAAGAATTTAATTAGTTCATTAACCCAACCACCACGAATGGATTGATCCTCAATCAGAGTCTCCATCTGGAGAGCTTCATCAATGAATTGAGGATTAGCAACAACTCCGAAAATAGGAGTACCAGTTAGGAATACAGATGATTGATAAGTTACTGCGGCTTCTACTTGGGGAAGCACTACAGGTACAGTGATATTTTGGAATTTAGTTTTATCACCATATTTATTTGCAGCTGCTGCTTTAGCTTGTTCTGCGGTGCGATCCTGCTCTCGCATATAGGCAAGATCCATTTCACGCATCTTAGCACGCAAATCCCAAGTAGTATTGAGAGAACGATAAGCAGTTTTAGTGTATTCAATAATTCCTTGCTGAGCTAGTTTAGGAATTAGTGTGGGAGTGTTTGATGCCATGGTTTGTATTCCTTATTTAATAATGCCGGTGGGACCAGATAGCACTGATTCAATATCTTCCAAGTTTAAATAGCTTGGACGCTCAGCACCTTCTAGCAGAATCTTAGGTACAAAGTTAATTGAGTTACCGTCAGGATGAGGAGCTTTGTACAGCCGCTGTAAAGTATCTTTATTCTGCTCCAGAAGTCTATCAAAGATTTGAGTATATTGATCGAAAGAATGCTGACCATCCATGTAACCTTGAGCAGCCTGATCTGCTAGCTCCTGTCGCTTCTTCATCCAGGGAGAGTTAGGATCTTCCACTCTATTATCCACTAACTGCCTGACAGACTGTACAGTTCCTCTATCACCTGCTTTAGTAATAATCCTATCTCCAGGCTTGAATACAGTTCCGCGAGTTACAAGAGCGCCAAGAATATCAGTTAAGTCCTCAGTACTTCTTACTTTAGGAGCTTGAGCTTCCTGTATCAATCCAAGAATCTTTTGTCCATAATCTCTAGGATTCTCAATTGCATCTGAGACATTCCTTCCTACGTTTCTTTTAACTCTATCTACCTGCGCTAGTATCTGAGGTAGTATCCCATCAGCCATGCGTATCTCCTAAAAACAAGAGTTGTGACCAGCGCCTATCACTTCTATTGCATCGCCTTCTTGGGATACAATCGTTGTGTAAGCAATAATATACTCTCCAAACATCTCAATTACCTTACGGCAATATGTAAGCAAGTCTAACACATCATCCACGTTATCTCGTTTCAGAGGATTCCATTGGGTGATTTGCAAATGCACATGTGGCTTGCATTCATCAGATACAAATAGCTCACCTTTAGCATACGAGCGTAACATCTCTAGAATTCTTGCATTTTTAGAATATCCACCTGGATAGATTTCAACAGCTTCAATTCCAGATATACTTCTCTGCTGGCAAATGAATTGGAACCAATAACAAAGAGATGCTTGATAAGCTACAGATTCAATTGCAATTAGGCGACAGTTATTTTCTAGACATAGTTTAAGCGCAGCTGCAATAGTATCTCCAGGAGATAGTTTTTCGTGTATTAGGGATTTCAATACTGGATAAGAATCATATACTTCGAAATATCCAATAGCAGTTCTATCAGAATTTGTTTTCTGCCCAGATGGATCAATTACTATGAAATTACCTTGATGGAGATCACCCTCACGATAAGGTAGAGATGGTAGAGCGGAGAGATCAATTAGATTATTAGGAGATGCATTCTCGTCATTTAGAACTTCAGAATAGAAAATTTCTGGGCGCCCCATTGCTAGGTCATTTTGAAATTCTTTCTTCAATTGTTCAATTGGCTGCAACTCTTCCCAAAGAGAAGTGCCATCAGCAAGAATTCCGCCTGCAATGAATTTCACCCAATTAGGGTTATATTTCAGTTTACGCAATATACAGAATTTAGTGGGATACATGTTTCCTACATAGATGAATAGACATCCATGAGGAGACTTAGCTTTCATGCAAGTACCAATAACTTCTCGTTCTAGCTTATCAGATTGAGTCAGAGACTCTGCATTGTCACGAGATTGAATATCATCAAATAGCATTACATCTGGGCGCTCGTTTTTAAGAGTGATACCACGAATACCAGACTCAGCACCTGCTCCCATTAGAATTATATTGCGACCTCTATAGCCAAACTTTTTCAGATCTTGCCTATCTGTTTCTATACCTAATTTCCAGTCGCCAAATGCTTTGATGATATTAGGTTCATTAAGCATGTCACATACGTCAGCAATAATGTTATTTGCTTTAGTCTGTGTCTCACATAGAATGAGAATAAATTTCTTCTCAGTGAATAGGATACAATATAGAATAAAGAGTTTCATAATCATAGTCTTACCAAAACCACGCGGCAGACCTAGAAGCAACTGAGAGAAATCTCTTTTCTTATGTACGAATCCTTTAAGCCAGTCCCATACTCCAAGGAATACAGGAGGGAATGCAAATTGATAGACAAGAGGAATTGCAATAGCTGCTAGGAAATCTAGTGACTCTTTTGCAGCATAGTTAATTTCCTCTTGTGATATTGCCACATCAGATACTGTCTCTACAGGTGGAATATCCTCTTGTTTAATCTCAATTAGGTTTGAATCTAATCCTAATGAATCTAGCGTATGCGCCATTATTTCTTAACTCCCACGGATGTAGTAGAAACATAACGAGCAAGTATCGATTTAAGAATTTCATCTGCTCGCGCCTTATTAAGAGCTAACTGTTTCTGTTGAGCTGGGGAGGGAGTTAATAACTTTTTCGCCACTGGGAGATTGCAACACATTTTGTGATTCCTTTGTTGAGTCTTTCAATTGATTTAATAGTGTGCCTGATTGAATCGTAGTCAAATCTTGAGTGCCTACTTTGATTACTTGATTATCAATGTTAGTGGTGAATTTCTGAATTACTTGAGTTGGTAGAGTGATAGTAACATGTTGCTGGCTTTGGCCAACGGCCTCCGGTGCAGATTGCCCTCTACGCTTAGCTCCATTTACAACAGTAATAGCTCGCATGATTTCTAGCGGCTTATACATTAGTGGGAGCGCGCCTTTAAGTTTCTCAATTAACTCATCTTCGAGCTCATCATATTTACCATCTCGAATATTGTGAGATTGTAGATTAGCGAATCTGCGCTCTGCAACTAATGCTGCAAAATCTTCTCGTGAGAGTAATTGAGAAATATATGAGGGTGTGACTCCAATTGCGGCCGCCACTTGTTCTGCTAGTACACCAGATCCTAATAGTTCTAGTGCTCTAGATTCATTAAGAGTGAGAGTAGGGGTGAGTTGAGACATGTTGGATACTCCTGGGTTGATAGTTACTTTATAGTATAATTAATAACTAATTACATACCAGGGATCATACCTTTAATATTAACTATATAGGAGTAACCTTTCTAAAAAAGTTTAGTAAAATTTTTGAGGTTCTAATAGATAATCGCGCGCATCAAATACAAAAAGGTCCATACCCCCTCCCATAGATTTACATGCGCTGTAATTATGAGTTATGAGTTATAGATTATGGATACAGTATTAGATATTAGTTATTCATTATCACTGAATGATTGTGGTCTGAGATAGAGAGGAGACATACCGGCAATTATGAGAATAGTTCTTATCTTTGCCGGTCGGCAATATTTGCCGGTAATTTTTGCCGCTCAGTAGTTTATACAGTATCTCCCTGGTAGATAGAGCTATTGAATTACTTGGCATAGGAATTGCTTATATTAGATTGCAGTGCCCTCATTAATAGATAAGTGAAAGGATAGGTAAAGAAAATGATGATAAGTGAAATCAGTTTCCAGGCATTCTCTCTGCAATGGTATCGGGATGGTAATTCATGCTTGCGTGAAATGATGCTGAGAAAGATCGCAGCTAATTTGATTGCAGGAAATTATTGATATGTGAGATTGCCCTAACTAGAGATTAGGTATGATATAATCTAGTCTCTAGTTGGATGCAATTTCGCATCTACTAATATCAATCTCTCATAAGGAACTGACATCATGGCCGCTCAATACTTTACTTTCTCTCTCAAGGCTCTGAAAGATCGCAAGATCGAAGAGAATCAAATCGCAGTTCCGGTGCGTAAAGGTGCTAAGTCTAAGACTATGACTGAATCACTTGCTACTATCGTGCCTGCATTTACTGCCACTGATATTAACTCTCTTACTAATACTCTCTCTGTTCTCACCAAAGTCTGTAACGATGCACTAGTGGAAATGGTAGGAGATGCGATTAAGAGTGGGAAAACTTCTGGTGTTACTCCTAATCTCTCAGATGTTGTGGAATATCTCCTATCTGAGAAAAATGGTTCTGCACGATTCTCTAAAGAATCTATTTCCACTTGGTTTGATACTTATGGCAAAGAACCTATTATCACTCATGCATTGATTAAACTATTTGGCGCAAAAGATGATATTGATCTCTATTCTCCTGAAGAAATGTCTAAAGCATCTGCAATTGCTGATAATTTCTCTAAACTCTTTTCCCGTTTGTCTGCGCGTAAAGATAAGAATTCCGAATTTACCGATGCAGAATACAAACAACTAACTGGTGCATGGACTCTTATTAAGAATTCTCTCGAATCTGAAATTATTGATTCCGATGATATTTTCGATACTCTTGAAACTAAAATTCTTGTGGAATTTAAACCTGCTGTCGCAATTGTTGATGCTTTGTTCTAAATTCTAAATTTCTGCTCTCTAGATTGTTTTTCAGTCTAGAGAGTTTTAATTTATAATTTATTTGAAATCTGTCAGGATTGACAAATTGACATTTTGACAAATTGACAGATACCCCATCCACCCATTTTCGCCCCCTTTCTGCTCTCCTATTTATATTATTTCTCATATTCACTAGTAGTTATATAGGTGTATATCTTTTATTTATAATTTTAAATGGGGGTTAAAATACATACCACAACGTGACAGGCATATGAGAAATAACCTTATAGCTATGTGTATGAGTAATAACCTAACTACTCGTATGTATAAGATATAATGTTATATAGACATGCCCACTTGACGGCAGGCACCTGATAGGGCATCATGTCAATCTGTCAATCTGTCATTCTGTCAATTGTGACAGATTCCATTTTACTTTTAACTCTAAATCAAAAATGACCAATCATTTCATACATCGCCAGTTAGAGGCCGAATCTCTATTTGTGAAAGTGTGGGAGCAATACGCTAGTGTTATGCCCCAATTACTCACAATATCTAAACCTGCATTTAGATGCGTGTCTAAAGCAAATCGCTATGCTGGAATGTATTACCATCGTGGAATTGTAGAAATCAATCTAGCATTTGATTTTCCTGCCGGGCAACTAGAAGAAACAATCGCCCATGAGATAGCGCACCATATTACACGGAAACTCTATCCAAATGCAGCGCAAGCTCATGGACCTGAGTTTAGATATGTAATGTCCCAAATTGGATATAAAGGAGACACCTATCATACAATGGATGTAAGCGCAGCAAAGCAAAAAGCAAAAGATGATAAGGATGATGTATTTCCTTTGTTTTAAATTCTAGATATTAGAATCTAAAAACAAAAGCGGGAGTGTAATATGAAAAAGAATCAAACTCTAGAGCAATTACGAAATCAAATTGGAGATTGGGCATTTGTTAGATACCTACGCAATTGCGAAATCCCACTCACAATCACTCTACGAATCATGTTTGGGCCGGGGTATCAAATTCGGCATAATATGCGCTATTCACTAGGAGAAATGTAAAATGGGTATATATCGTAAATACGATCTAACAGCTTATGCGTATCAAATGGATGCGCCAGATACTTATTATTCAGTTGATTTCTATCGCATTGAAATCTATGGAAATTATGAAGGAGAATACTTAGAAATTAACTGCGAAGATTGGGAAGATGCTACAAAGAAATTTGCAAAGTTATGTGAAAATCAACCTTATGGAGAGGATACAAGAGTTACACTCTATGGAATTGTAGTTGATTAGACCTGATAAATTAATATCCATTAGAATCAAATCTAGTGGATATTTGTGTATTTGGTAGGACACGAGTAAGTGTCCGTAGCTATCGCACTACAATCGCATCGTTCTAATACGGAACTGATATGTCACCTAAAGACCCACTAACAGATTGGCGCAAACAAATCACAACTGATACAGTCTCAGTTCCTAAAGGTACAATGACTAGAGACTCATTATCAATTGTGCAAATTCTTCTAGCTGCAAATCCAGGGTTAGAAATATATAGAATCATACGATTCGTGCGATTCCATATAAATCGTGGAGGGCGCAAACTGGCAAATAGAACTGAAATAGAACGCGCATTAGATTTACTAATTCAAATTAATAGGAGTAAATAGCATGGCAAATTATCATTGTAAAGATGGCGGAACTGGAGTAACTAATTTTTCACCTAAAGCATTTCCAATATATGTAGAAGCAATTAAGCTATATAATCGTAAAGTAAAGAATAAAAGGTCATGCCATTTCTGGATTGCTAAATCTCCTATGAAAGGGCCTTGTGTTCCTACAGATTATTCTTTGCATGTTAATAGTAGTAAAGCATACACCAGTTTATTCTGGACTATCTTTGATACTATACTAGATGATTTAGTTGCAAAGCATGGCGGAAATCGTTTGGCTTATTTAGCCTAACCACTAACAATAATTCTTTATCAATCGGAGTGCAATCAAATGGCAAAACAACAATTTCGTCCTCTAGTAACAATGGATCAATTACAATACATGATTCATAAACTCAATGGAGATACTAATCCAATCGCAGTAAAACTCCAGACTTATCTAAAAACATTTGCTCTTAAAGCAGGCGCCGGATTAGTAACTACTCACACCACAACACGACAAGATATTGCAGAGAAACTAGGGCTAGGAGAATCTTCCACTCTATCACCTACACAAAAGAGAGAGATTCTATTCCAGCAATGGCAAGCTGATCCTAATTCTGTATCAATCTCTGATATGGAACTGGTGCAGACTTATCGCTATGAAAATGGTTTGATGTCTGAGCATGAAGCAAGTGAATTTGAAACGTCTCTGATGGCGTAATCTTAATCTAATATCTAGGAGAATCTAACATGAAATTCGAAGGCATTTACCAATACAAAGCATTTACCATTAATAATAATTGTCGTAACATTGTACTAAAACTTAATGGCTATACCATTTCAATGGGAATATCTGATATACATTACTGCGAAAATCGCTTTAAAAATGATGCAGGAGTTAATTGCGATAAAACCTCAGATAATGTAGAACTTGGCATCTTTGATAAAGATGAAAAGTGGGCAACTAAAGAAATCTGGGAGGAAGTATTCGGAGAAATTCCTAGCGATGATGTAGAAGGCTGGGTTACTATGGAACAAATGACTAAAATCATTGCTCATATTGCTGCTAAGTAAAGGAGTATAACCATGCCTAATATCTATTGTCCAAATATCTCTGCTCTTATCCATACTGGTCTAGCATCTGGTCTAACATATCCAGCAATCACATTAGAGACAGAGATGCACGAGAAGATGCGGATTTACCTATCTCAAAAAGGTATTATCTATATTAAAATCAATAACAATTATGTAGGTAAGATTCTCAATACAACAGATTCCAGATTAGTAATCTATAATCCTGAGCCTCATTGGCTTACATTGATTAAAGAGATTGAATCTAATCCAGCAGTTAATATAGGAGCAAAAGGAAAAGAATCTGGAACGTGCTGTTTCTGCACAAGAATTCTAAATAACCCTGGATCAATTCATTATGGATATGGTCCAGTCTGTGCAGATAAATATGGACTCCCTTGGAGCGGTGAGATAGAATCTAAAGAGCAAATTACGGAGATATTCTAATGGTTACTTACGAAACTAACCCTACATTATCTAGTTTTCGTGGTGGCTGGACGAGAACCTCAGGCTGCTATGTTGCTGTTAATTGGGGAGTATTTCAAGATGATTTCGGAGACTGGATAGAAGTAGATACAACTTCTTTTGAGATGTCAGGTACGGATATAAAAGAAATCCTCTAACACTCAATTATAAGGGCTTGACACAATCAGGCTCTTATGCTAGATTGTTAGACTGGAAGGTGATGCGTAAGCAGAGCCGTAGCTATCAAATCACCCAATATAAGAGACTAAAATGAAAATAGCTAAATTATCTACAGATAAAATAGTATTATTCCTTAAAGGCCCATGTACTGTATCATTTGCATCAGGAAGTCACTGTCTTATCTCTGATCTAATAACAACAAATCCTAGACGTATAAATCCTTACTGGATATTAGATACTTATATAGTCTGGATACTAGAGTTCTAATGTAGTAACACATTGCAATACCAATTCTAATAGGAGAACTATCATGTCTGATTCTAAATCAAAAGTAAGATGGGAAGATCGCACAGCTTGGGCGCCACTATACTATATAACTAATAGTGGAAATACCATTCCAGTTGCACTTCCTATAAGGGGTAAGTATGATGCAGCTGCAGCAATAGCTTCAAAAGTAATATACGATAATCTTAAAAAATCCCGCGAGGTGTAATATGAAAGTCTTATGTGCAATATCAGGAATAGAATTCTCAGTTCAATATGTGCCATTCTATCTAGAATCACGGCGCCACTATCATCCTATTTTCTCATGCTCACTGTCTGAACTCTCTTCCATCTATCATCGCTATTATCTTCTCGATAAACTCTCTCCTCCCGAAGAATATCTCCTATTCCTGGGACTTCTGAATAAAACTGATCTGGTTGATTTCGAAGTGCCTGCCAAATTTACAGAGAACACAATCTACACTGTTGCAATCTGTATCGAAAATCTCCTAACTCTTTGTGAGCATCTGCAAGCAATCAATAACAAGTGCGAATTTCCCACTGTTCGTATCGGCCCTATCAATTCTGATCTGTCAGATGTACCCTCTTATATTAAAATCTGGCGCCAAGGTATATCAGATTTCAAGGATGCGTATGTACAAAGAAAAGAACGTGATATGCGGAGAGAACTTGAACTCCATCTGGATAAACTCATTTTCTCTAAATCCACTTCCGCTCTAGGAGAACTTAAATACGCTACTGTTCTTGCGAAGTGGGCCGCCAAAGCTGCTAACTTCCCAGATTTCTCAGTCACTATTTCTGGTAAAACAACTACCATCTCTGAATACTGGCAATCAATTATTCGTAAATGCCATAACAAAGAAGCAATCTGGCAGATTCCGAAAGAGGATATCACTGAACTTCTCGAACATTGCCATGAGAATCTGGAACCTGATTCAATCTATGCGGAGACTCTGTTCCAAATACTAGAAACAGGAGAGATGAATAACACTGATTTCCTTGGACTCTCTGATACATTCACGATTCTAGAGAAAGAGGATACAGATATTCAGAAGGCTAATCTCTTAGCTCTTGCTGCATCTGCTCCCACAACTGAACCACATCGTTTGAACTATCCTAATCAATTCGCGTATATCAAAGCTAAACTTGCTTGGGATACTGCACAAGAAATCGCTGCATCTCAGCAAACTAAGACTGATAATCAAGGAGAATAATATGTGTACTAAGTTCTTTTTTCGTAAAAATAACGTTATGATTAGCGTAGGTATGGCTGATGATGGCTTTGGTAATTTGATTTATTTTGAAGATACTCAGCTACAAGATTGGGTATGGAAAACATATCTAGATAATGATGATGTGATGTACGGCTTGTGCGATTACGGATACTAATAGGAACTAATACAATGAATACCAATACTAACACCATTGACACCAATCTGAATTCCATCCGCCATCATGCAATTAATTCTGTAATCATTCCTAAAAAACTTCTCGCTCTACTTTCAGTATATAAACTAATTTACAAATCTCCTGTAGAATTCTTCTCTCATATCCGTAACAATCAACTCTGGATTGGAGAGACTGCATACACTATTGTATTCAATGGGACTTCATTTGTTGAAATCAAAAAGCTCCCAGCAGATGCAAAGATTTCTGTATCTCTACGACAGATTGCTGAAACTGGTGAGTGCTACGCTCATGTGCTAGTTTCTAAATCAGTTAAATAAAATACTATAACTCTTGTGGGCGGGAATAATAACATGGCTAAGACTGCAATTCGTAATTACCTAGATGTATCCCATGATATACAAACTGGTATAGCTGATACG